AATTCGTTAGTTGGGAATGGGAATACTCATACATATCCTTTTGCCTTTAAAGTTTTTACTGATGCAGATATTGTTGTAAAAAAATTAGAAGCAAGTACAAGTAATGAAACTACATTAACCCTTGGATTAAATAATGATTATATTGTTACTCTAAACGCAGACCAAAACAGTAATCCCGGTGGAAGTATAACTTTAAAATCAGGTGGTAATAATCAAAATTTAGCTAGTGGTTTTAGTATTGTTATTACATCTGCTGTTCAATCTTTACAAGGAACAGATCTTACTAACCAAGGTGGATTTTTTCCAGAAGTTATAAATGATGCGTTAGATAAATCAGCAATTTTACATCAGCAACAACAAACAGAATTAGATAGGTCTATTAGATTTTCATTAACCAATACTATTGGTAGTTTAGAAATTACACAAAATGCAGCAGCAAGAGCTAATAAAGTTTTAGGTTTTGACAATAGTGGTGAATTTAATGTTGTACAAGAATTAGGAGTATACAGAGGAAACTGGGCTGCTAGTACTACATATGCTGTAAGAGATTTTGTAAAAGATACATCAACAAATAATATTTTTATATGTGTTTCAGCGCATACGTCTAGTGGATCACAACCTTTAACAACTAATACTAACTCTGCTGCTTGGAATTTAATTGTAGACGCAGCGTCAGCAACAACATCTGCAACTAACGCAGCATCGTCAGCAACCGCAGCAGCAGCAAGTGCTACTACAGCCACAACACAAGCCAATACTGCAACAACACAGGCTAGTACAGCCACAACTAAAGCATCGGAAGCAGCAACTTCTGCTACTAATGCAGCAACTAGTAATACAAATGCAGGTAATTCTGCAACAGCAGCAGCGTCAAGTGCAACTAATGCTGCAAGTTCTGCAACAACGGCAACAACCCAAGCTAGTGGTGCATCTACTTCTGCTACCAATGCTGCCAATAGTGCAACGGCTGCTGCATCATCAGCAACGGCTGCATCAGGTTCTGCATCTACTGCATCAACACAAGCAAGCAACGCTTCATCATCTGCTAGTGGTGCTGCTGGTAGTGCTACAACTGCAACGACTAAGGCAAGTGAAGCTGCAACAAGCGCAACAAATGCTGCTTCTAGCGCAACATCCGCAGCGTCTTCCGCTGCATCTGCACTAGCTGCTTTTGATAATTTTGATGATACTTATCTTGGTGCAAAATCTAGTGATCCTACTGTAGATAATGACGGTGACGCATTAACTGGCGGTGATTTATATTACAACACTACGGCAAACATTATGAAAGTATACACAGGCTCTGCTTGGGTTGCTGCGTATGTTCCCGGTGATGCTGCAAATATAGTTTCTGCTGCTACAGGAGATGTAGCTGCAACTAATGTGCAAGCTGCAATACAAGAATTAGATACAGAAAAAGTACCAAGAACAAGTACTAGCGGTTCTGCAAAATTACCATCTGGTAATACAGCAGCCAGAGATGGTAGCCCTGTAGTTGGGATGATACGCCATAATAGTCAATTAAATTCCTTTGAAGGTTATAACAATGGTGCTTGGGGTTCTATTGGTGGCGGTGCTGCTGGTGGTGGCGGAGAAAAGATTTTTCACGAATCAGAAAATGCTATGGATCAGGATTACACAATAAGTACAAATCATAATGCAATTGTGCCGACACCATTTACAATCAATGCTACACTAACTATTAATAGTCCTTCTGTCGTAACTTTTGTCTAACTATGGCTATTGTAATTAACGGATCAACAAACTCTATATCTGGTTTAGCAGTTGGTGGTTTACCTGACGGAGTGGTAGATACTGATATGTTAGCTGCAAATGCCGTAAACAATTCAAAACTAGCAAATAGTTCAGTAAATAGTAGTCAAATAGTTAATGGGGCTGTAGGAGTAGCAGAGATAGCAAATCTCGTTAGTTCTGGCGGTATTACTATTGGTGGATTAAGAATACAAACTGGAAGTTTTACTTCACCAAGTTCAGTCTCTGATGTTGGAAGTAATGATGCGTATCCCGGTGCTAGATATTACTTTAATGCAACTTTAAGTATAAGTGGTTTTGCAGCTTTACCAGCTTTTTCTGCTTCTATTGATTCTGGTTATCACGAAGCATATTTTGCGTCTGTACATGAAAACTCTAGTGCTAGTCAAATTTTACCATTTTTCTCTGGTCATAGATCTAGTGGTATAGCAAATCAACCAATTTATTGGGCAGCTACAGGAATAGCATCATGAATTACAAATGTCTTATTAATGAAAAAAATGAAATCGAAGGATTTTATGAAGATGGTTCTAAAGCTCCATCATGGGCAGTTGCTTGCGATAAAGTTTATGCAATACACGGTACAGGCATACCTTCTGAACAAAAACTTTTGTACAAATTAGTAGATGGGAAGGTGGTAGATAATGTCTAGTATAAAATTAAAACATAGCGGTGGTAATGGTGTAATAATATCTGCACCTGATACTAACCCTGCATCTGACAAAACAATAAAATTACCAAGTACAGAGTCTGGAGTATTTGCAACAAAAGATTCCGCAAATAGTTTGCAAAACGTTACTGGTATAAATGGCGGTCAATTAAGTAATAGAAATTTAATAATTAACGGAGCTATGCAGGTGGCTCAACGTGGTACGTCATTTTCTGCTATAGCACATAATGCATATGGAATTGACAGATTTAAATTTACTAATAATACATCTGCCGCTTATACTCTCTCACAAAGTTCAACTTCTCCTGATGGTTTTGCAAATTCCTTAAAATTAGATTGCACAACAGCAGATACTTCAATAGGTACATCTGAGTATAATAGATTGGTATATGTTTTAGAAGGTCAAGACCTTCAAAGTTTAGCTAAAGGCACATCTTCAGCAAAGAAGAGTTTTATATCTTTTTATGTAAAAACTAATAAAACTGGTACTTACAGTTTTTTTATATACGATGATGATAACAGTAGGCAGTTTAATTCAACATATACAGTTAGTGATACAAACTGGAATAGATATACGATTGAAATTCCGGCTGATACAACAGGAGCTATGGCAAATGATAATGGTGGATCTTTAGAAGTATATTGGCATTTAATTGCAGGGTCAGGTAGAACGTCTGGCAGTCTTGATACAACATGGAACTCATATACAACAAATAAAGAAGCAGCAGGGCATAATGTAAATTTAGGTGATTCAACTTCAAACGAATGGTATTTAACAGGAGTTCAATTAGAAGTAGGCAGCGTGGCAACAGATTTTGAGCATAGGTCTTTTACAGATGAATTGTTGAGGTGTCAGAGATATTACTATAAAATAAGAGCAAATGCTACTTCATATTTACCAACTACAAGTAGTGATGGTCGTTCAAGACTTGTGCGGTCTTTTCCTGTATTAATGAGAGCAAGTCCTTCTGGATCAATGTCTAATTATACTTTATCTACAACAAAAGATGGTGTTACTGGTTATCAAAGTAGCTCAAATGTAGATGTTTTATATGATGGTACTTTTAGTGCGGAGCTTTAAATTATGACTTACACATACAAATTACTTAAAAGTGTTGATACAGGTGCAGAGTTACCTATGATCTTAAGAAAAGAAGATATGTTGCATATACCAAAAGACTCAGCAAACACCGACTACCAAGAGTACCTTGCGTGGGTGGCGGAAGGTAACACTGCGGAGGAAGCTGACTAATGTCTGAAATAAAAGTAAACAGTATTAAGGGAGTTAGTGCAAGCGTACCTGCGATCAGTATAAATAATACTGATGGAACGTGTACTGCCAACATTACTAATAACCTAAGTAATCGTAATATAATAATCAACGGAGCTATGGAAGTAGCTCAACGTGGAACATCTTTTACAGGTATTGATAGTACGGCACAATACCCTGTTGATAGATTTTTTATGCAAAATTCTACAGGTAGTGCTAGACATACTGGGACTCAAGATACTGATACTCCAGCAAATTTTAAAAATTCTATAAAATCAAATTGTACAACTGCCTCAAGTAGTTTAACTTCAAATAGTGCAGATCAGTTTAAAATCGAGTATAGAGTTGAAGAAAAAGGATTTGAATGGGTGCAATTTGGAACTGCAAATGCTCAAGCTTTAACTTTATCTTTTTATATAAAATCAAGCCAAACAGGAGATACTGCTGTTGCTTTAGTAAATTCTGATAATACAAGAAGTTTTGTACATAAATTTACTATATCTAGCACTGACTGGCAGAGAGTAACGGTGAATGTACCAGGAGATACAGGATCTAATTGGCATAATGGTGTCATAGGCATAAGAATAAGATGGGGTTCTTTTGGAACTTCATATCAAACATCAACTTTTGATCAATGGCAAGCTAGTCAGAAAATGACTACAAATTCAAACCAAATTAATTTTGCAGCAGCAACAGGTAATACTTTACAAATTACAGGAGTTCAATTAGAAGCTGGATCTACCGCTACAGATTTTGAACATAGGTCATTTGCACAGGAGCTTAACCTCTGTATGCGTTATTATCAAGTAGGTCATGCTAAATTTTATATGGGTAATAGTGATACCCATGCAAGTTGCGTTACATTTGCTACTCCAATGAGAGATGACCCATCATTAGGCTATACAGCATCTGGAGGAGAATCTGGTAGTCATGCACCATCATCTACTGAATATACAAGAAAAGAAAATTTTCAATATTTTAAAAATGGTAATGAATCAGATTTTGACTACTATGCAGAATCTGAACTATAGGAGGCATCATGTACAAAAAAACTAAAAATGGTAGAACAGGCGAGGAAAACCCAAAGATTATTTTAAGAACAACAGATAATGTTTATATTCCAGTAAGCGAAGGAAACACCGATTACCAAGCTTATTTATTGTGGGTTTCTGAGGGCGGAGTTGCCGAAGCTGCTGATTAATTAACCTTATCTTGCATCTGCCTTGTCATAAGGCTCATAGTCACATATAAAGGTGCTAAAGCACAGATAGCCATAAAGGTTATAATGGTGACAGGTACTAAAGCCTTTGCTATTGCTTCTTTAATCATATGTTTAATAAAATTTGTCAAGTAGCTTCATTGTTGTCGCTTTTGCTTTCTGGGTCAATGGCAGCCTTTGGCTACGTTGCAATTCGATATATGCAAAGTCCAGAATTTGAAAGAGATTTAAAAAATAAAGTTATGGGTGATCTGCAAAATAAAATGGCAGATGAAATACCAAAGCAATTACCAAAGTTTAGTGGTCCTTCTATACCTTTATGATTTTTAATTTTATAAAAAAACTTATAAAATATTATATTGATCTTGCTATATCGTGGTTGCGAATGAAAAGATTTAATTTAGAACTAGATAATGACATAAAAAAATATCACGAAGAATTAGATAAAAAACAAAAAAAACCAGAGATAAAAGAAGTTGGTAAGTTTGGAGAAGATGGTTGGTCTATTTCTATTGGTGACGTAAAAGATGGAGATACCTAATATATCTATTCCAGATATAACAATACCAAAGATAGATATACCTCAACATAACGCTTATCAAGTACTTAGCGTCCCTCTGCCATCCTTAAAGATGCCTGGATGTGTAAAGTATCATAGAGATGCTTCACCAAAGAATACAGCCCTTTATGATGATGATCCAAACGGTACTGTTATAAGTTGTCCATATGGTTCTATGCCT